GGTGAGGCTATGAGCGACACCATGCGAGAGAATGTTATCGACTGGTTCACCACGACCATGGAAAGCCGGAAAAACCGACCTGATACGCCTATCATAGTAATCATGCAGCGCCTGCACGAGTCTGACTTATCCGGTTATCTGCTAGACGGTGGCAACGGCGAAGAATGGGAGCACTTAAACATATCCGCGGAAGTTGAGGAGGGAGAATCCTTCTGGCCACAACAATTCCCAATAGGAGACCTACAACGAAAAAACAAAGCTAACCCATATGTTTACGCTGGCCAGTATTTGCAGCGACCCGCACCAATCGGTGGAGGTATATTCAAAGATGCGTGGTGGCAGTATTACACTGCTTTGCCTACTTTTGAATGGCGTGCCATTTATGCTGATACGGCGCAAAAAACAAAAGAAACAAACGATTTCAGTGTTTTTCAGTGCTGGGGTAAAACTAAAGATGGCAAGGCGTACCTACTGGACATGGTGCGGGGTAAGTGGGAAGCGCCAGAGCTATTGCAACAGGCTAGAGCATTCTGGAAAAAACACAAAAACAGTGGCGCGACAGGTAGCCTTCGTGCAATGAAGATCGAGGACAAGGTTAGCGGCACTGGCTTGATCCAAACGCTTGGCCGTGAAGGTATGCCAGTGAAAGCCGTCCAGCGTAATATTGACAAGCTAACTCGGGCAATGGATGTTGCGCCAAGCGTAGAAGCTGGGCACGTTTACGTTAGCACTGATGTACCTTTTCTTTCCGACTTCTTAAGAGAGCACAGCCAGTTCCCGAACAGCACGCACGACGATACGGTCGACCCGTGTGTCGATGCCATTTCGGATATGCTTGTCATCGGTAAAGAATTCAAACCAATCTCCATATCATTTATTAATTAGCCTATGGTGTTATAATAGGCAAAAACTATAGGGCCGAATAATGGGCGTTACTACTTTACATCCTGATTACATCGTAAACCTGCCCGACGTTACGCGCACCCGCGATAGCGTAAAGGGCCAGCGTACTATCAAAAGCAAGGGTAAAACCTACCTCCCTGCTGATTTTGCCGAGTCCGACGCTAGCCGCTATGCAGTTTATAAAGAGCGCGCATACTTCCTTGGTGCAACTCGCCAAGCTGCTAAGTCATACAGTGGTATGGTATTCCGCAAACCTGCTGACATGGGTGAGCAGGGTTTGCCGTCTCAGCTTGACGAATATCTATACAATATAGACGGCAGTGGCAAAAGCCTTGAGCAGTTGGCCAAGTTTGGCTTTACCGAGCTAGAAGAAGCTGGCCGGATTGGTATTCTAGCAGACTACACCAATGATCAAGAAGGACTGACCAAACTTGACGAGCGCCTATCAGGTGCGCGTCCTGTGTTATTGCCTTATGTGTTTGAATCTATTGTAAACTGGAAAACAGGCACAGTGAGCGGGCGTTCTATGCTTACACTGGTTGTGTTGCGTGAAACCATCGAGACAAGCGCAGACGAATTCGACCATGAGAGTGAATATCAATACCGTGTGTTGCGGATGAATGATCAAGGCCAGTACACAATGCAGCTTTACGATGATGGCAGTGTGCCGAAAGGTGACGAGATTGTAGTGCTAGCCAATGGCCAGCCGCTTGACCATATCCCGTTTTACATCGCTGGCACTGAAGACAACACGCCAGCCGTTGACGCGCCTATGCTGCTCGACCTTGCCAATATGAATATAAGCCACTACCAATCAACGGCCAATGTAGAGGAGGCGTCTTACTTACTTGGGTGCCCTACGTTGCATATTGATATTGGTGAGATGGGTGTTGAAGAGTTCGCATCGGCTAACCCAGCAGGCGTCAAGGTAGGTGCTCGCCAAGGGCTGCAAACCAAGGGCGGCACCATTGAGATGGTACAAGCCAGCGAGTCCAATCTTGGTGCATCTCAAATGGAAAACAAGATTGAGCGCATGAAAGAGCTGGGCGCGAAACTTGTCACCAAGGGCGGCCAAAACGAGACAGCAGAAGCGGCACGAATCAATGCAAGCGGTGAGGCCAGCGCACTGGACATCGCCGTAAACAATCTATCCGACGTGCTAGAAAAGGCGCTAGAAGACTTTCTTCGCTTCCTTGGCGTTGATACAGAAGTGACTTACCGCCTGAATACTGAATTCTGGGAGTCGTCAATTGACCCACAAGTATTGAATGGAATCACTGGGCTTAAAACCATGGGCGTTATTTCTAACCAAGACGTTCGCTACATGATCCGAACAAAAAATATCGGATTCGAAGAAGGGCGAACAGATGAAGAAATAGACGCATCAATAGCCGATGACAATAGCGGTTTAACACTTGATAGTTAATTGCTATAATCACAACCAGAAGGCTTGACAGGTCGTTAAGCCGAGCAACTTTAGCGGGTGCTAGAATGCCAGTACAAATTGAACACGAAGGTGTAATCAAGACTTTTTACACGCAAGAAGAATTAGATGCGGAAGTGAAAGGCCTGAAAGTAACAAACGAAAACCTGAAAAGCGAAAAGGCCGAATTAAAGGCCAAAGCCGATGAAGCTGCCGAGCAAGTTCGCAATGCTCAAGAAGAAGCGGCTAAAGCGGCAGGTGATAAAGAAGCTTTAGAGCGCATCCATGCAGAACGTGAAGCGGAAGCAAAAGCACGCATGAACGAGCTAACCGGCAGTATTAAAACCGAGAAAATCAACAACGCCATTAATGACCTAGTTACTGAATTGGGAGCTGGTGGCGCGAAGAATGAAGACTTACGCGATTTGGTTAAGTCTCGTTTTAGTATTGATTACGACCTTGATTCGCATGAATTAAAAGTATCTGGCAACGGCGCAAGCTCGCTGGATGAGCTAAAGAAAACCATTAAAGAAAGCGGTCGTTATGATGCTTTCCTAGCTGGTACAGGTTCCACGGGCGGGCGCTCGACTGGTTCCACAAGCACGGGCGCTGCTACTAAGAATTTTAACGAATATACCTCTGCTGAGCTAGTGCAAATTAAGCGCGAAAGCCCAGAAGAGTATGAACGACTACGAAGCACAGCTTCCCACTTGTAAGGAAAATTAAACCATGGCAACTACCCAATTAGCCGACATTATCGACGTAACCGTCTTTCAAGACCTACCTGCTGTAAACTCACCTGAGCTAACAGCATTCTATCAATCTGGTGTTGTTGTTCGCACGCCTTTACTTGACGCACTAGCAAACGCAGCCGGTAAAAAAGCAGAATTACCATTCTGGAATGACATTGACGCTGCTATCGAAGCTAACCTAACTAGCGATGATCCTGCTGAAGTTGCAGCAGCGCAGAAACTAACCCAAGCCGAGCAGGTAAGCCGCAAAGCATTCTTAAACAAAGGTTTATCTGCATCTGACCTAGCAGCTGAGTTGGCAATGGGTGAAAATGCAATGACTCACATTCGCAACCGTGTTGACACATACTGGATGCGTCAATGGCAGCGCCGTTTAATTGCTTCTTGTGACGGCATCCTAGCGGATAACGTGGCGAATGACTCCGGTGATATGGTTGTTGATGTTGCTTCTGAGTCTATTGCCGGTCAATCTGCTGCTACTAAGTTTAGCCGCTCTAATTTCACCGCAGCTGCGTTCACTTTGGGCGATGCCTTCACCAATACAGGTGCAATTGCTGTTCACTCTCAAGTGTACAAGCAAATGGTTGACGCTGACGACATTGACTTCATCCCTGATTCACAAGGTCAAATGACTATCCCAACTTACATGGGCAAACGTGTAATTGTTGATGATGGCATGACTGTGACAGCTGGTTCAACTGATGGCTTCAAATATACCACAGTGTTATTTGGCGCTGGTGCATTCGGTTACGGCGAAGGCATGCCAGAATACCCAGTTGAATTGGAGCGTGCTGAGTCAGGCGGTAACGGTGGCGGTATCTCTACCCTATGGACTCGTAAGACTCAAATCTTGCACCCGTTCGGTTTTGAATCAACCGGCACTCCTTCTGGTGACTCCTTCAGCATTGCTGAATTGAAGCTAGCCACAAGCTGGAACCGTGTTGTAGATCGCAAGCTTGTACCATTAGCGTTCTTAGTAACTAACTAATAATAAAGCCCCTCTTCGGAGGGGCGCTATTTAAGGTTTAATATGTCAGAATTAAATAAAGATGGCTTAGTGCCAGGTCAAGCAGTTGATTTTACGACCTTGATGCAGACTATCCGTAAGAAGCAAATAAACGAGGGTTTAAAAGATGATAACACTAACAAGCCCGAGCTATGCGACAACGGAAACACAAGTGTTTCAAGCGTGGCACAAACAAAAACAAAGACGCGTAAGAAAGTCACACAATCCTAGTTTTATTGTTAGCTATCCTTATGTTACTAATTACATGCCCAGTCCGTTTGACCCGAGTGGGTGGCGTCCGGACGCTGACGGGACTATTGAAAATGTAACAATAGCTAATCCAAGCGGGGCTGATGTTGTGGGCCTAGCCGAGCAAACTGGTGCGGGTGAATTTACATTAAATACTAATTTCGACAATAAAATACCGAGCATACTAGCGGGCGAAAAGCACTACACTGCGATAATATACAAGGTTATGGATTCATGGGCTAATCAAAGGATACAGATTGCAACTTTTGATGATGCAGGCTTGAATTCGTTTTCTCTATTCAATATAGAGACAAACACCTTGGCGAGTGGCTCACCTGTCGATTATAAATTCACTCTATTAGGTGATGGATTTGTCTTGCTTGAAGTATTAAATACAGAGACTTTCAACCAGACTAACGCATATACAAGTATTATAATGAAATCAGGCGCTGTTGCGGCACCTATCGGCTCGCAGCTTTACGTTCAAGCCGCTTTTTTCGGAAAAGCAGATGATTTTCCTGCTAACGTGATGCCAACGCTATGAGTAGAGTACCCTCTATAATTCAGGGCTTGCCTGATGACTTGATGACGAGTGACAAGGCGTATATTCGCCGTCAAAAAGTATCAAACGAGCCTTTAC